CTCAATCTCGAATCAATCCAAAAATATCAATAGTGGGTATAAAAAAATAATTGTACTTTTGTGATATGCCAATATTGAACAATAAATCATACCGTCGGTTTGAGAATCCTATTAAGAGGAAACCTCACCAGAATAATGAAGAAAATAAGTTTTACGGAACTCCTTTATGGAAACGATTAAGACATTTACAGAAAACCAGGAAACCGATGTGTGAGGTTTGTGAAGCTAAAGGCATTTATACCGATTGCTCCGATGGAAACAACAATGGTATTGCTGACCACGTTATTAGAATTTTAGATGGTGGACATCCATACGACGAAAGAAACTTGTTTACTTTATGCAAAAGGTGTCATCATGTAAAGAGTAATATGGAAGGTAGAGGCTTTTTACCGGCAAGAATGGCAAGTTCTGATGGATATTACCTTCCTGCCTCCAAAGAGGATATAATAAAAGCTATTATAAACAAAAAAGTAAATTAAAATGAAAACAGAGAAGCTGAAAGACCTACAAGGCACTCTAAAGCCTAGTCGGGTTAAAAAGATTACACCACAACAAATAATTGCCCATAATCCATTTGATTTAACCAATGAGGAGCAAAACACAGTTGAATTGGTAAAAAAGCATCTTGAATCTGCTGACGCAAGTTACAATGTTGATATAATTGCTATCAATATGTTGGCTAGGTTACTAACTGTCATCCAACATGCAGCTAATAACATCTTAAAAAATGATGGTGTAGTGGTTTATCCTAATGGTGTGCAACAAATTAGTCCGGAGTGGACAATGTTTAAACAGTCGGTTGAAATTTATAATGATATGTCTGATAGGTTTGGACTTGACCCGAAGGCTAGGTTAAAGCTAGAATACTTTAATCGTGCTGATAAGAAAGAAGAAGATCCTATTATGAAGCTAATTAAAAACGCCTAATGTTTGATTTAGAGAATGAATTAATTGGTGAGTATGCTAGATTAGCTATTCAAAGACACTATGACGACCTTAAAAAGTCAGAAAGTGCTAATTATCCATATTATTACGACCAAAAGGCAGCTGATACCTATATTTCCTTTATGAAGGTGTGTAGATTGACTAAAGGTGAGTATGCAGCTATGAATGTGAATGTTATGCCCTGGCAAGAGTTCTTTTGGGCTATGATATTTGGGTGGAAGCGTAAAATTGATAAAAAACGTAGATTTAGAAAGGTTTACCTAGAAATATCAAGAAAAAACGCTAAAACGGAAACAGCTGCCCTTACTGCGGTGGCTTGTTTTATTCTTGATCAGGAAAAAGGTGCAGAAATTTATACGGCTGCCACTACTAGAGACCAGGCTCGTATATGTTGGGATGCTGCAAAAGTCATATTGGATTATTTAAAGAAGGATAGTTCAGCGGTTAACAAGATGGTTCAAGTCAGAGCGCACTCAATTTACTCTACTGGCTCTAACTCTAAAATGATTCCGGTATCTTCTGATGCTAAAACACTAGATGGATTAAACCCTCATGTGGCTATAGTTGACGAATTTCACGCACATCCAGATTCATCGGTACTAGAAATTATGGAAAGTGGTATTGGTAGTAGAAGTCAGCCTTTAATCTTGATTACTACTACAGCAGGATTTAATAAAGAAAGTCCCTGTTATCAGTTGCGTAAAGTTTGCTTGGATATTATTAAAGGCCACAAACACGATGATGCAGTTTTTCCATTAATATTTTCCTTAGATGAAGATGATGATTGGCAAAATAGTGATGTATGGGTTAAATCAAATCCATCTATGAATGTCACTATTGGTATGGGTTATTTACAAGATCAATACACAAAAGCCATAAATGAAGGTGCAGCAAAGCAAATTGGCTTTATGACTAAGAATCTTAACTACTGGACAAACACTCACGCTACATGGATTAATGAAAATATGTGGAATGAGTGCGAAATGAAGATTAAAGATGATTTTTTATTAAACAGACCGGCATTTGGTGGATTAGATTTGGCTCAAACTATAGATATTAGTGCTTTTTGTTTGTTTTTTCCAGAATTTGACGGTAAACCTGCTTTTGTTATATGGAAATACTGGATTCCAGAAGAAAATGTAAAGGAAAGAAGTCTTAGGGATGGAGTACCATATATGGATTGGGCATTAAATGGTAGTATAAAGGTAACAAATGGTAATATTGTAGATAATGACGTTATTATTAACGATATATACCTTTTATTTCAAAAATACAACATAAGAAGCCTTGCTTATGACCCGTGGAGAGCAACTCATGTAGTTATTTCATTACAAGAAAGGGGAGTTAACGTAAGACCATTTCCACAAAGTTTTCCAGAAATGAATACACCAATATGTGAATTTGAAAAAATGATAACTGGTAAGAAAATATTTCATGATGGAGATCCTGTAGCAAAATGGATGTTATCTAATGTAGCGTTAATAATAAACTCTACTGGATTAGTAAAATTTGATAAAAGAAAATCTAATGAAAAAATTGATGGCATGGTTGCAGCTGCAATGGCTATTGGTGAGGCTATTGATCCAAAAAATAAAATAAATTTGGATTTTAACCTAATTATTGGCTAAAAATTTTATTTGCTTAATAAAATTAATATATTCATCTTTGCATTATGGAATTTTTGAATAAAATAGTAAAATTCATTAAAAGAAGTAGAATATCCAATTTAGGGCCTGCCAAAGATTGGAAATTGTACCAGGAATTGTTCGGTACTAATCAAAGAAGGGTTAGTCATGAAACATCTTTGTCTATACCGGCTTATTTTAGGGCTTTATCTATTTTATCAGAACAAATAGCGTCTTTGCCTTTCTCTATATATGAAACTAAATCAGATGGAAACGTAGTTGAGGCCATTAATCATCCAATGTATTCATTAATCAAATACAGACCATCTAGTAAGTATGATACGTTTAGTTTTAGAGAGGCTATTGTAAGACAGGCAGTTAATGGTTCAATGTCAACTAAAAGTGGTAATGTTCTTATTATTCCTAATAGGAATCAGGCTGGCAATGTCATTGATTTACATTTAGTGGATGTTCCGTGGGAAATGTATAAGATAAATGATGAGTTTTACTATAAACTAGAAGGCAATAACGAAATTTATAGTTCATCGGAGGTTTTGCATATTAAATCGTTTAGTGAGAATGGTTATTGGGGTAAAAGTCTTATTGAAGCTGGTAAAACTACTTTGTCAAGAGCTTTGCACGAAATTGATTATGGAAATGACATTTACGCTAAAGGAACAAATCTTAGCGGTACAGTTGAAACAGATTTAATTCTCAATGAGGATCAATTAAACGTAATTAAGAAATCTTGGGCTGATAAACATTCAGGGCCTAACAATCAGCAAGGAGTAGCATTTTTACAAGCTGGTTTTAAGTTCAAACCTATAGCATCTAAATTAGAGGCAGCAGATATTGACGCAAGAAAGTTAACTATTGAGGATATATCTAATCTTACCGGAGTTCCAGGCTTTTTGCTTTTAGGTAACAACAATATATCCACTACAAACATTGAAATATTAAATAGAATCTTTGTACAATATACTTTAAGAGCGTGGACTAAGAGAATTGAGAATGAATTTAACACAAAACTATTCCCACAAAAAGACTGGGGAAAATATTACGTTAAATTAGATCTTGATGAGTTGTATAGAGGTGATGTTATGGCAAGGGCTGAATTTTATACTAAATTGTACAATATTCGGGCTATTGCACCAAATGAAATTAGAAATCTGGAAGGATTTAATCCTTATGAAGGTGGAGATAAGTTTGGTATGCCACTAGCATCAAATAGTAGAGAAGTTCCTGTTGAAGGTCAACAAAATAATGTTCAACAACAATAATATATGGAAACAAGGTATTTTAATATAGAATTTGCTGCGGTAGAAGAAAGAAAAATAGAAGGCACTGCGTCATCAATGGACAGCCCTTATGACATGGGTAATTTTGACGAAGAAATTGATATGGATGCTTTTGATGATGCTGATTTTAGTGAGGCTGCTGCTTTATTTAATCATGACCAGAATATTGTTCTTGGAAGGGTTAGAAATAATACTTTGCAGATAAAAAGGGAAGGTAATAAATTAAAATATACTATTGATCCTCCAGAAACAAATGCTGCAAACGACGTTATGACCTTAATTAGGAGAGGTGATGTTTACCAATCATCTTTTGCATTTTCATTAAAAGAAAATGGAGATTCTTGGGAAATGAGAGATGGTAGATGGAAAAGAACGATTAAGAAAATTGACAAAGTATATGATGTTTCACCGGTAACCTATCCTGCTAATCCAAATACAATGGTTGCTGCAAGAAACATGGAAAGACATATTCAGCAAAATGAAAAAGCGGAATGCAATTTCAAAGAGTTTGTTGAATTTTTAAACAACTTAAAAAATTATTAAAATGTTGAAATCTGATGAGTTAAAACAGACGCGTTCCGCTAAAATAGAAGAAATGCGTTCTTTAATCTCTGCTATTGAAACATTGGGTTCAAACGCCAATGACGAGCAAAGGTCAAAGTTAAACACAATTAGGGCAGAGGTCACCAATTTAGAAAATGATATTGATAATCATTTGATGATTGAGGCTGAAACTAAAAGAATGGCTACTCCTGCAACCAGAGTTAACGAAAATAAAGTTAATGACGAGCAAAGAGTTAAAAAAAGTTATTCGTTCCTTAGAGCTGCTAATCTTATTGCTAATAACAAAAGCCTAGATGGTTTAGAGTTAGAGATGCACCAGGAAGCGGAAAGAGAATTTAAACAAGCTGGTATTTCTGCTTCTGGAAATCTTTACATTCCGAAAATGATTGTAAAGAATGAGAAAAGGGATATGACTGCTGGTACATCAACGGCTGGTGGCAATACAATACCAACTATTTTAGGTGATTTGATTCCTTTTCTTGATCCTAGATTAGCGGTTATTCAGGCTGGTGCAACTTTACTTACTGGATTAACAGGTAATTTAGATTTTCCTAGAAATGATGCTGCGGCTACTGCGACTTGGGAGACTGAAAATTCTGCTAATGATGAAACAAGTCCAACTTTTGATAAAATCAGTATGTCACCAAATCGTTTAGGTGCATTTACTGATATTTCAAAACAATTACTTGTTCAATCATCTGTTGATATTGAAAACTTTGTAAGAAACCGTTTAAGTGAAGCTGTTAATAGAGCATTGGATTATGCTTTAATTAATGGTGATAATTCAGCACAACCATTTTACGGTATTTTAAATACTGCTGGAATTGGTTCAGTAGCTATTGGTACAGATGGTGGGCCGCTTACTTATAAGCATATTATTGATCTTGAAACTGAATTAGCAACTGATAATGCTGATTTTGGTACTTTAGCTTATCTTACTACTCCTGGTGTAAGAGGATTTTTAAAGAATACTGAAAAAGCATCTGGTACTGCTCAATTTGTTTGGTCAGATGGTGCGCCTCCTGTTGGTCAGCAAGGTATTAGAACTGATTTGTTGAATGGTTATAGGGCTTATGTTTCGACACAAGTACCTAGCAATTTAACTAAAGGTGGTGGTACAGGATTACATTCGGTAATTTTTGGAAACTTTGCAGAATTGCTTATTGGTCAATGGGCTGGTTTAGATGTTGTAGTTGATCCATATTCATCTAGCAAAAACGCTTTAGTTACCATTGTGGTTAACTCATGGTGGGATGCTGCTGTTCGTCACGCTCAATCATTTGCTGCAATTAAAGATGCAGATATTACTGGTATATAAATCTTAATAAAATGAAGAATATTTTAATAGGTTTGTTTGTTTTTGCTGCTATTGGTTTGACAGCATTTAAAAACGACCGAAGCAAAACATTAGATGCTAATTACGATGATGCGTCTAGTACGTTTTATTCCTATTCAGTAACGGACACAATAACTAATACTGAAATAGACACAATAACTATTCCGGTAAGTTTACTTAGTCCGTGGAGTGGTTATTGGAGTGTTGTTGCTACTAATTTGTCAGGTACTACCTACATTTTACCAACTGTGTTGCAAGCAGCAAGTTCTACTGATTATACAAGCGTTGCGGTTATGGATACATTAAACGTAAATGGTTTAGTGCAATCTAATGAAGATGCTTTAATCGGTGGCACAAAATATAGATTAGTGTTAACTGGTGTTGGTACGCAATCAACAAAATATACTGCGTACTTTGTAGCTAAAAACCCATAATATGAAAGTGCGGTTTATCAAATCGCCATCTGGTTCACCACATTCCCTTGGATATTTTCAGGGGGATGTGGCTGAATTAAATGACGTTACGGCAAATGAATTAATAAAAGCAGGCATAGCACAATCTTTTGAAAGTAAAGTTACTGTAGAAGAAAATGCGGTTTTAATTGAAACCAAAATTAATTCTAAACCAAAAAAAGCAATTAAAAGATGAAACCTTGGAGAGTAACAGTTGATCAGACAAATGAGTTATGGACTTCTGCGGAAGTTAAAAATTATTTGAAAGTTGATGATTCAACTGATGATTCTCTTATTGCCACAATGCTAAAAGCTGCTAGACAAGCGGTAGAATCAAGGCAAAATATATCTACGCTTACAAAAACTATTGTACAAAAATTAGAACGTTTTCCATCAAGTTATAAAGTAGCGACTGATTATGAAAACGTAATTAAATTGTTAGTTTATCCTTGTGTTGGAGTTACCTCAATTACATATTTAGATGAAAATGGTTTATTGCAAACATTGTCACCTAGTTTATACGAAGTAGATACTTATAGAGGTATTATTGGAGAGGCAGTAGATCAGGATTTTCCAGACACTTATTTATCATTAAATGATGTAACAATTACATATACTGCTGGTTACGGAACAAATGCTACAGATTGTCCATCAGACATTAGAATTGCAATTTTAAAATTAGTTGCATCTATGTATGACAATAGAGGTGATGCAGTACATAAAATGCCAACAGCTAGTGACATAATGCTAAATAGGTATAAATATGATTGGGTATAATAAAAGCGAAATTGTTGGTAAGATGAGAGAAAGAGTTGTTTTACAAAATAGAACAATATCTCAATCTAATAGTGGTTTTCAATCAGAAACTTACACTAATATAGCTACTTTATGGGCATCTGTAGATTATAAAACTGGTTTTGAAGAAGAAGATGCTGATAAAATTGTTGGTCAGCAAAAGATATTATTTACTATTCGTCACAACACAAATGTTACAATAAAAAGTAGATTTTTATATCGTAATGATTTATTTCAAATCGAAAGAATTGAAATAAGTAATGATAGAAGATTTATGGATTGTTTAGGGACATTTAGAACAAGTTACTAATATGCCTAGAAGACCTGCTTCATTTGTACATACTGAAAGAGGAGTTGCTTATGCAAGGGCAAGAAACGAACAAAGACTAGCCGAACAAGGTGGTAAATTTGTTAGTAGGGAATATGCAATGAACTTGCAGATTTATGATAAGGATGTAATGAAGGCATTAGAACATTTACGAACTAATGCAATGAGAGATTGGGAACAAAATAAGGTTAGTATTATTACTAACGCTTCCAAACCAATGGTTGATGCTATTAAACCACAAATACCAATTTATAGGTTTCCGGAACACTACAGATATATTCAAAGTAAAAAATCTAGTAGAAGAATTAAAGTTACTTATAAAGCTGGTCACCTAAGAAATAGTGTAAAAGTTTTAAATCCTTTTAAGCCTAGATTAAGAAGGCAGGATACTATTGTTATTGGCCCATTAAAACAATATCCAACTAAAATGGATAAAGGCCCATTTGACGGCATAAATAAATCAGATGCCTACTATGCAAATTTTGTATTTGGTGGTGCAAATGAATTTAGAAACAAGGCTTTATTACAAGGCTTTATAAAGGCAGAAAAAAGAACAGGAGATATTATAATCAATGGTGCAGAAAAAATCATTGAAAGAGAAACTAGAAACGCTGGATTAACCTATACTAGAACGTAATGAATATTGGAAATGTAATTTATTCTATGGTAGCTGCTAATGCTAATTTAGTTACTTTGATTGGAACTAGGATTTATCCGGAAGAAGCACCAATGGAAGCTACATACCCATATATAACTTACACTAAAGTAAACACAAATCCAACAAGAGTAAAAAACCTAGTCAGTCCTAAAGATGAATTTAAAATTAACTTTTTTATTTATTCTAAAAATTATGATACTACAAATACTGTAGGAGACGCTTTAAGAGTAGCATTAGATAATAAAAGAGGAGTTTATTCAAATGTAAAAGTTGATTGGGTTATATTTGAGGATGAAGCAAATGGCGATCCTATTATGGAGGATAAAATATATTGGATGGTTCAAGATTATATGTTTAAAATCAATAATATATGAGAATAATATTCATTAAGAGTTATGATACTTTTGTTGCAGGAAATGTTTGTGATGTATTAAATGGAAAAGCAAATCAGCTTATTCAATTAGGCATTGCAGAAGAATATCATGGCCAAAATGTTGAGGTATATCCACAACGCGAACAAGAACCTGAAAAAGAAATGGTTTATGTTCCAATTATTGTTCCAGAAAGTGAATTATATTCAATGCAAGAGGAACAAGAAGAAGAATTTGATTTAGAAGAAAAACCAATTAAAAACAAAACTAAAATAAAATAATCATGCCAACTACAGGAATTGTAAATGGTTCTTTGTTACGTTTATATGTAGGTGATGTTGCTGTTGCATATTCAACATCTGATACCCTAGATTTAACAAGGGCTATGCGAGAAATCGCACACAAAGACAATACGTCTGCTTGGGTTGAAGTTGCACCAGGTCAAAAATCTGCAACTTTCTCTACTGAATTATTATTTGCAGATGTAGGTGATACAAGTGCGAATATAAAATTCAATACATTATTTGATAGTTGGAATAATGGAACGGCAATAGTTTGTACTTATACTACAGATGTTCTTGGTGATTCTATTTATACTTTTAATGCGTTTATTGAAAGTTTATCGCTTAATTCAGCTAATCAAGAAAACGTAACGGCTTCAGCTTCTTTAAGAATAAACGGAGCTGTAAGTAAAGTAACAAATGCGGTATTAGCTGCTCCAACTAACTTGGTTGCAACAGCATTAGTAACAGGACAAAGAATACAATTAAATTGGACTGCTCCGTCTCAAGTAGGATTCCCTGCATTAACTAATTACAATATTCAATACAGACTTACATCAGGTACTGTTAATGATTATCAAACTTTTGCAGGAACTTTTACAAGTCAACAATTTACAACTGGTATTGGTGAACTTACTGCCGCAACATCATATACTTTTAGAGTTGCAGCAATAAATTCTGCTGGTCAGGGTCAATTTTCTAGCGAAGCAGTTCAAACAACTGGCGCATAATATTTACACGAGGCTTTTTGGGGGCAAGAAAATCTTGCTCCCTTTAGCCTTTAACTTTTTAAATTATTTTTATGACCTCGGTAAATCATGTAAAAATTGAAGACAAAGACATACCATTTAAAATTGGTGGTTATGCTTTGTCATTATTCCTTAAACAGAAAAAAATTAAATTTTCTGAATTTTCTAAAGCACTAGAAGACGATTTAACCTTATTATATGAGGTTTTGTATTTAGGTGTACAGAATGGCTACAAAAGAGAGGCTATTCCAAATCCATTTACACTTGAATCATTTGCTGAACTTATTGATGATCATAACATGGTTAATAAATTTAGTGAGTTGTTATCAGAAAGTATGGGTGGAGAAAAGACAAACGAAAAAAACTAGGTGACCCAAATACAAAAGTTTTAGAGGTAGAGGATATAGAGAGGTTGTGTTTGGGTGATTTACAGATGACACCGGATGAAATGAATCAATTTGACTTTCGAGAATTATTAATAAAGATTAAAGGTCATTTTGATAATAAAGATTCGGAATATAAAAGAACCTGGGAACAAACTAGGTTTATGGCATATTGGAGTGTTATGCCTCATACGTCAAAAACTTCTAACCTAAAGCCAACAGATTTAATTAAATTTGATTGGGATGGAAAAGGAAAGAAGCGAGATTTGAGTGTAAAAGACTATGACATGATGAGTTTTATGGACAATGTTATTAAAACTAAAAGTGTCGGAGAAAAAATAAAATAATGGCAGGAATACTTAGTATTAAAATCAGGGCTGATGCTACTCCATTTGAAAGGAGTTTAAAGACGATTGGTAGAAACATAACTGCTTTCTCCCAAAAGTCACTTGCGGTAGGGCGTGGTATCAGTCTTGGTTTTACTGCCCCATTAATGGCTATTGGTGCTACTGCGGTTAATGCTGCTGCTGATTTTGATAGTTTAGAAAGAGCATTGTCTGGTATAATGGGTGGTGCTAATGCAGCTGCTGGTGAAATGGTAAAGCTAAAAGAGGCAGCCAAATTACCAGGATTAGGTTTTGAAGAAGCGGTTAGAGGATCGGTTAATTTACAAGCAGTTGGTTTAACTGCTGAAGAAGCAAGAAAAACATTAATTGGTTTTGGAACGGCTATTGCTGCAAGTGGTGGTGGTGCAGAAAATCTTGCTTCTGTTACAAAACAGTTAACCCAGATGATTAGTAAAAACAGAATTCTTCAAGAGGATTTTGGTATTTTACAAGAGAATGTTCCATTAATTGGTGACGCACTAGAAAAAGCATTTGGCACTAGAAATATTGAAAAGGTAAGGGCAACCGGTATTGCTGCCGAAGATTTTAATATGCGTTTGGTTGGTGCGTTACAAACATTACCGGCCGTTATAGCTGCAACAGGTGGATTAAGAAATAATTTAGATAACTTTAAAGATAGCCTTAAATTTGCTCAAGTAGAGTTAGGTAAAGCTATTTTAAAAAATATAGATTTAGAAGGCGTATTACAATCTGTAACACAAACAATAGAGGATTTTCTTACTGTTTGGGGTGAAATGAGTGAAGGTACTCAAAAATTAATTGTAGCTTCTGCAAAATATGTAGCTATTGGTGGTGCCTTAGCATGGATTATTGGTCAAATTGGTAGCGCGGTAGGCACATTAACGATGGCTTTTGGTGGACTTATTAGATTTATGGCAACCTATGATAAAATTACTGGGATTATAAAAATTACAACTGGTGGTTGGATTACTATTGTTTTAGCAGCCGCAGCCGCAATAGGTCTTTTTGCTTATAACATCTACCAGGCTAATAAACCTATAGATGATTTATCTGGATATTTATCAAGTTCTGCAAAAGCAATGCAGAAAGAAATGACACAATTACAATTTAATTTTAAATTAATTAATGATACAAATACAAGTAATTCATTAAGATTAAAATTAATAAATGAAATAAAAAATAAATATGGTCAATATTTACCAGATTTAAAAACAGAACAAGACTATTTGAATAATATTACAAAAGTTATGACTGTTTTAAATACTGAATTGACTAAAAAGTTTAATATAATGAGGCTACAAGGTGTAGCTGATAAACAATTAGAACGCTCTATACAATTATTAGACAAAGAAAGAACATTAAATGAGGATTTACAAAAAGTAAGAGAAAAAAATAAAAAACAAGAAACTGGTGGTTTTGGATTTTTTAATGCTATAGGTGCAGTTTCAAGTTCAAGGCAAATAGGAAAAATATATAATGAACTTGAAAAAGTAAAAAAAGAAAGTGTAGTTATTGAGGAAGCTTGGAAAAAAACAAGTAAAGAATTACAAGATTTAATTGGTGTAGTTCCTGTTTTAAATCAAGAATTATTTGGCGATAC